GCTGCAGGCTGCATGGGGTACAACAGTGGCACTAACAATTAAGCAGACAAGTGCTGCAATTAGCGCAACTAACCCAGAGTTTCAAACCACAGTGCTTGTAAATAACACACAGGATGTAAACGGAGCAGTGGGCGACATTAGTTCACAGAGCCTGACTCTTACATGCCAAAGTGTTATCGTAGTAGATACCACACCTTAAGGAGTAGTAATGGCAAAGCTAAAGATAACAAGGGCTAATGGTGAAGTATCAGAGCATAAGATAACACCAGGTGTCGAGTACGCATTTGAATTACGCCATCACGCTGGTATTAGCAAAGTCCTACGGGAGCATGAACGGCAGACCGAGATTTACTGGCTTGCATGGGAGTGCTTACGTAGGGCTAACGTTACAGTACCTTTATTTGGAGTTGAGTTTATAGACAGCTTAGACACAGTAGAGGTACTTGACGAAGAAAAAAAATAGTCGGGCGTGATTCTATTTTCTACAGTATTGCTCAATTAGCTGTAGAAACTGGAATACCGCCTAGCGAGTTTAGAGACATGGATACGCAGATGTATCGGGCTATCATCCAAGTATTGACAGATAGAGCTAAGGAGATCCGAAATGCCAGTAAACGTAACAGGCGTTAAACAACTCCAAAAAGCTTTACGAGATGTTGAACCAGAATTAAATAAAGAAATGTTAAAAAATATAAAGGTAGCCATGCTCATTGTGCGCAACAAAGCACGTGGATATTTACCACAGCAAAATGAGGTGCTAAGTGGCTGGGGCAAAACTGCACAAGAAGATACAGTTACAATAAATAAATATAAAGCCTTCCCATCATATAATTACGCACAAGCTAGAGATGGAATTATTTACTCTGCCGGCAAGAATAAACGCAACATGTCAGGATTTAGCGCAGCATTCTATGTGGCTAACACGACTGCACCTGGCATGATATTTGAGTGGGCTGGTCGCAAGAATAGACCAACAGGCGAAGGCTCATTAAACACTAACGCACCAGCACAATTTAACGCAGCTGCAGAAATGCTTACAAGCATGAAGGGTCAAAAACAATTTAGGGGCCGAGCAGTTTACAGGGCATGGGATGAAACTAAAAACAAAGTAATACCAGCCGTAGTTAATGCTATTGAATCAACAGCAATAAGATTTAATAAGTCAACAGAGATTAAGCAGGTTGCATAGTGGCCAATGTAGTCGTATCGGCAGTCAGCACCTTTGACAACAAAGGATTAAAAAAAGGTAAGAAAGAAATATCAGCGTTTGATAAAACATTAAAATCTTTAGGTAAGACTTTTGCTGGTGTTTTTGGCGCACAAGCATTATTAAATTACAGTAGGAATGCTGTCAAAGCATTTATGGCTGATGAAAAAGCAGCTAAAGCATTAGAGATACAACTTAAAAACACAGGCTTTGCATTTAGCGCACCATCTGTAGAATACTTTATAGCCAATTTGCAGAAGACTACAGGCGTATTAGACGATGAATTACGACCAGCATTCCAGCAGTTGTTGACAGTTACCGGATCAATTACTAAAAGCCAAGATGCATTAGGCGTAGCACTAAATATAAGCGCAGCAACAGGCAAGTCATTAACCGAGGTGAGCGCAGCTTTGACACGTGGTTTTTCTGGCAACACTGTTGGGCTTAGCAGGTTAGGCACAGGCATAAGCAAAGCCACTCTCAAAACTGGCAACATGGAACAAATATTAGGCGAACTAAATGCTAAATTTACAGGTCAATCAGCGGCTAGATTAGATACTTACGCAGGCAAAATGGATGTCTTAGCAGTCGCATCCGCTAACGCTGCTGAGATTATTGGCAAAGGATTATTAGATTCTTTGCAAGCCCTAGCCAAAGATGAGTCTATTGAAAATGTTAGTGCAGCGATGGAAGGACTTGCTACAGATATAGCAAACGCTACTTATGGCATGGCATTACTTATTAGTAAAACTAAAGAGTTTTTAGGATTAGGTAGCGGTAACGCAGGCGGTGGTAGTTTATTAGGTTTAATACCAGTGTTAGGCCCATATTTAGAATCATTAAGTAAATATGGTGCTTCAGAAATGGCTAAACCCAAATCTAACTTTACCTATGAATTGGGCGCAAGTGCTACTAAAGATATAGAGCGTGCAAACGCTATATTATTAAAACGTACCAAAGACACAGCAGCTGCATTAAAAGCATTAAACGCACAAGTAAAAGCAAAGACCGAAGTAGATAAACTAAAAGACAAGTTTGACCTGGAGCGCATAGGGCTTACTGCAGCACTTAACGCTGCAACCGATGAAGAAACTAAATTACGTATTAGGGCGCAGCTTGCAATACTAGATAATAACGAGGCGCTGGCTAAAAAGTACAACGCTGAGCTAGAAGGTGCTGCTGCTGCTAACAGGCTAGCCACATCTGCTAACGATGCTGCTTCATTTTTAGACGTACTAGCTGGTAGGTCTAACCCTTTATTTACTTCAACAGGTGAGATGACTGCACGTGGTCGTAATCAGATAGCACCATTTGAGGGATCGACTACATACACAGTGCCACAAGGTGTAACCAATCAAGGTCAACAGGCCGCTGCTAGTGCTGCTACAACTACACCACAGGCCACATTAACTTTAGATCCCAATGCTAGTAGCGATAAATTAGTGCAGGCTATTGGCGACCTAGTTATGGTGAATCTTAAATACGGCAACAAGTTAATACCGGCAGGAACAATCACTTAATGCCAATACCTACAGTCAATGTAATATTAAACCTAAGCACTGGGCCATCAACGGCACAGGCTATGCAGATAGATATAGGCAAGATAGGTGTCAACGTCTTTGCCGATGCTGTAGCTGTAATTGTAGATGTATCTGACCAAGTAAATTACATACAAACACAGTCAGGGCGTAGTGCTTTAGCAGATCAATTCCAGACAGGCACACTGACTTTACGCATAGTAGATCAGAATGGAAATTTTAACGCAACTAACGTAAACGGACCTTTTTATGGCTTGCTAACACCAATGAAGAAGGTGCAGATAACTGCCACACATCTTGGCATTACCTACCCTATATTCTCAGGCTTTATTACATCCTACGTAAACACACAACCTAAAGATGCTACAGAAGTTGCGTACACAACTATTGCAGCTGTAGATGCTATGCGCTTAGCGCAGAATGCACAGATAAGTACAGTTGCAGGTGCAACAGCAGGTGACTTATCAGGCACACGTATTAACGAGATATTAGATCAGATTAGTTGGCCAGCAACTGCTCGTGACGTAGATGCAGGGCAGACAACATTACAAGCTGATCCTGGTACTGCACGCACATCCTTAAACGCTATGCAAACCGTAGCCGATTCTGAATATGGTGCATTCTTTGTAAATGCCGATGGCGATTTTGTGTTCAAGGATCGTGCTACAGCCGTATCCTCAATAGGTGACACGCCTACAGTATTTGAAGATGCAGGTGCAGGAATTAGATATGCCAATGCTAAATGGCTGCTAAACGATGATCTTATATTTAACTCAGCTACAGTAACTCGCACAGGTGGCACAGCGCAGACGGCGACTAATGCAACCAGTATTGCTAAGTATTTTATACACAGCTTTAACCAGCAGGATCTACTCATGCAAACCGATGCGGTAGCCCTAGATTATGCAAGGGCTTACGTGGCAAGTAGGGCTGAGACTGCAATTCGATGCGATGCAATAGAGCTTGACCTATACACGCCTAACTACGACACAGGCATAGTGGCCGCTTTAAGCCTAGAGTTTTTTGACCCTATTACAGTATCTACGACTCAGCCAGGCGGCTCATTACTAGAGGATACTTTGCAGATCTTTGGCGTAGGCAACACCATCACACCTAACAGCTTTAAGGTGGTGTTTACAACGCTAGAACCTGTCATAGATGGGTTTATAATAGGCAACGTAGATTACGGAGTCATAGACGAAAGCGTATTATCTTATTAAGGAGATATAAATGCCAACTTTTCCAGTAGTTACTGGTGATGTT